TCAGGCTCCGCGTAGTTCCATGAGATGTCGCCGTTCGACCCACGCTGGATCATAACCGATCCGGTGACTTTTCCGTCCTTGTCCGTCATGCCGGAACGGTCAGCCCGTTTCGCCATGCCGAGCATAAACTTGCGCGGATTGTTGAATCCAACCTCCTTCATCACAATCACCTCGCGCGCCCAGTTCGTCAGATCCGACGATCCGAATCCTGAGTAGGCCAAATCTGCCACGCTCTCAGGCTTGTCGTCCTTACCCTTCGGCTTGGGGAAGTGATGGACGAGTACCAAGACAACTCCTGTCTCCATCATAATCGGCTGGAGCAGATGCCGCGTGAAGTTCGCGCAAACCTCGATGTCCGCAGGATTGCCACCCATGTAGGAGAGCAGTGGATCGATGTAAACAACGTCAGCCTTGGTCTTGCGAACGAGACGACGGAGCATTGTGGCAAAGTCAGAACCTGTTCTCACCGTTTCGCGGAAGAAGAGCATGTCCACGCTCCGCAATCCTCGCTCCCAATTCTCTTTTCCAAACGTCATCTGAGCCGCCCCCTTGAGTGCGTCATGCTGATCGGCGATGTCGTTTTCCGCCTGGATGTAGGCCACCTTCAGCGCGCGCACGGGCTTTACACCAAACCACGCTTCACCGGACGCCCACTTCATCCCCTGATACGCAGCCATCGAGCTTTTGCCGCATCCGCTTTGACCAACGAATAGGAGCGATGATCCGCGTCGCAACCACCTGTCACCGATCAGATTGTCAGGATCATTCTCTGGATCGTAATCGATGATGCTCTGGAGCGGAAACTCCTGAGGCATGTCCTGCGACTCCAGGTAGTCCGTAAACGCATCCCAATTCACCGACCCGACATTGATGGCCAACAGCTTCTGCTCCTTGCCATCGCGCATCACACCGGCAAGACGACTGAACCTGCTCGCATTCTTATTCTTCGGATCGATGCCTAGAGCTTCAAGGTGGCGATAGACGATGTCTCGACGCTGTCCCCACTCCTCCTTGTTCGCCGCTTCGACTCGCACCCAGCCGTGCAGACTCTTGCCGCCTGAATCGATGACGACGGATAGGGGAAGCTTCGACTCCTTAAGGATCGTCCATTGTTCGTCCTTCGTCTTCTCATCCATCTCGACCAAGACATGACGGAACGATGACACGCCTGAATCGGATCCAGTCTCGTCTAGGCATGGGTTGACGCGGACATAAGCGCCACGGCTCTCATTGCTCGTCCACATCGAGCTGATAGGAGGTGTAAAGTGGTTCTTAATCCAATCCTCGCGCTTGAGGAACGTACCCTTGGACGCTGGCCTACCTTTGCCCTCCTCATCGCAGATGATGTCGTTGCAGATGCAGACAACTTCATCCTGCTCGAAACAGGCTTTCAGGAAATCGACCGTCGTAAATCTGGAGACTGGCTCCGGTATTGCCTGGATCTTCTGAACCACAAACTTCCCAGTGGACGATACAGGCGTTCCGCTTTGAGCAGATAGCAACCATCCACGCGGCTTGTCATGCGAAACAGTCGCTGCCTGAGTCAGCTTGTGCGCCAGTTCATTCGGCTTCCATGGTGGAAGGCATTTCTGATTGTACTCATCGAGGAGCATCGCAGCATCCCCCGTATTCAGCTCAAAACCGTGTATGAGCGCGGTTGCTACAGCGAAGGTACTTCCATGTCCATTTTGGCCTGCGACGGCTCCTGGGGTGTTTCTAAGCCACGCACGCGCACGTTCGATCTTTGATTGATTCATTCGATTCCAAGTTGTTTTCTCGCTAACTCTCCACTTCGTCCAAGGTCAGTCTTGGCGATTTCGGAGAGGACTGAATTTGATTTCTCTAACTTGCTGAAAAGGAGAGCAAGCTCTTTGGGAGTCATCAGGTACTTGCTCCAGTGCTGGATGGCAATGGAACGAGACTGAAACTTAGCAAAGAGCTGCTCTTGTGCGCCAATGTAAAGGTTAGGGCTTCTCATCTACCGGAACGAACTTGGCCTTAAACTCAGCCTTAGTTCGAACGTACACTTTCGACTTGCCCTCGCGGGTATAGATTATGCCCGCCCATTTCGTTTCTCCGATTCGTATCTCTACGTCATCGCAGATAACATCAACCTGGACTGAACTGTTCCCGGAGTTTTTGTATTTCATCTTCAGAAGCGTCATCGAGATGTCCTGCACCATCTGCATGCCAGACTCCGTCGAGATTTATCTTAGGCTTCGGTTTGCTTATCCAACCGCGAAGAATCGCATATTCGATCAGTTGCGGTGCTTCCTTCAACAGTTGTTGTCTGGAGATTTCAGATTTCATCGGATTTGATTGATTTTCCACGCCGTCCATTTGAGTGACGCATTCCGAGTGGATTGCCAAGTTCATCAGCGAATCCACGGCGGATAAGCCATTCCTTGTACTTACGGTCAAAGTACCTGAAGTCTATTTTTGTCGTAGATTCATCTGCATCTGCAATTCTGAATGTTGCCTGTTTGTTTGAGTTCATCATTTGTATATCTCGATTGTGTGTTTGTAGTGTCTCTCAGCTTGAGTGCAGTTCCAGCAGAGGTCTTGTCCTCCATTGCAACCGCACCCCAAAGATTTGAACAATGTCTTTGCAAGCCATTGATATTCCGCGATGGCCGCTCGCAAAGTTTCGATGTCCGTTTCATCGGACAGAGGTTTTGTGTGCTCGCTCATTTTACAATGAAGAGCATGAAGTAAGCTGCGGTGATTACCACGCCAGCGGCGAACGCTGCGATCAGTAATTCTTTGATTTCTCCTTTTGATGGAGGTCGGCTTGCGCGTCTCATCATCTTCCACCTCCTAGGGCATAATGAAGGATTAGAAGTGCGTCGCAATTCTTCAACGTCACATCGAGGTGTGGATACAATTCCTGCGCCTTTGCCTTGAGCTTGCGCTTCCATTCCGCATGATCTTTGCACGATGCTTTTCCGCCCAGTCCTAGAGGAGCCTGCCACACTTTTGGAGCTGCTCTGTGAAGAGCGTATCCGTATGCGTATGCAGCAGCTTCAACGCGACCGAGGTTTCTGTGAAGCACGGCCATTGAAGAGCTTTTCGTCATGGGAGAAACGAACAGAGGAAGTTCCTCAATCCACAACTCTGCATTGGCCGTCTTTAGTTGATTAACAAGACCGCAGATTTCAGGCAGTGATTCTGGCATCGACAGCAGGACAATTCCGTCCGGCGTGTTGACCGCGAACCCACCGCTGACACCAGGGTCAACAGCTACGATTGGTTTGTTATTTTTCATTCTCTCATCTTAGTAACATAGCACGGTAATTTGTTCCGCAGCGATTCGAACCGCACTTTTCGTGTCGCCACCTTCAGTCCACTTCTCGACCTTCACTCGGCCTTTAACGCGCACAAGCGCACCGTTGCCGACTTCCATTATCTTCTCAGCCACTTGTCCCCAGCTCGACAATTCAAACTCATCATAGTCTTCGTGGAATCGGCCATCATTATCGGTCCAATGGCGAGCGATTGAGATAACACGTCGTACCATCAATGCTCCGCTCTTGGTTTCCGTTTGGCGGCTGATGCCTCGTAGTTCTCCGATGAGATAAACTACGTTCTCCGTAGGCGTGGCTGTTTCGTTTGATGTCGTTGATGCACTCATTGTAAAAATACGCAACCTAGCTCTCGGTAGCATGCCATCCGCTTTTTCGAATGGTACGCTCCGATGGGATGGAACTTGTCAGAAAAGTCCATGATTGTCGCACAGTTTTTGGTTTCTGTTTTGCGTAACGCTCGACTCGCTCGCTGAATCGTCTTCTGCGACGACCTCCCACCGCTGACCATGATGAGTAGTTCGACATTGGGAAGATCGAGTCCTTCGTCGGCCAATGATGTCGCAATCATTGTCCGCAGCTTGCCAGACTTGAATCCTTCCATCGCTTCCTTGCGCTGCTTCTTTCCGATCTTGGAATGAACGAGCCGGGAGTTTGGAATGCGCTTCTCGTACTGCTCTCCGAGAGTGATGCGTGGGATGAGGATGAGCGTCTGCATGTCGCCATGTTCTAGCGCATATTGGATGGCCGACTCATTGCGTTCTCGATTCTCGCAGATGCCGATTTCAACGAGCGATTCCCATGCACACATGCGCTTCAATTCTTCGTCACTTATCCGCATGTAGCGACGCCTGGCATTGAAGAGCCGGTCGATGTTGTCATCGATCTTTTGCTTGATGTTCAGATCGGTGGAATCGCTGACTTCGAGGTAGGCGTCGGCCAATGAATCGCCAATATCGCTGCGATTGATTTCGTAGGTGCGATTGCGGAATAGCGTCTTCGTCACTGCATTACGCTCTGGATCGTCACACCACGGCGTAGCATCGAAGCCATAACGCATGCCGTTACACGATTCGATGATGCGACGCCATCCGACAGCAGGACCATGCTTCGCTTCATCCACGATCAACAGGTCCTTCTTGCTGAAGTCCACTGACTCATGCGGACATCGAACATCGACGACGCTTTCAGACACACCGGCAACGCGAAGAGACACTCTAGCTTGCTGACATGTTTCCCTAGTCGGTGCTGTCCATCCGAACGTCCACGTTGGATTCAGCGTTGCGTAATGCTTGATGATCGACGCGGCAATCCATGTCTTTCCACTTCCTGCCGGAGCGATGATCAGACCATCGCTAGTTTTGGCCCACTCTACTGATTTCTTTTGGTATTCTCTCAGATTCATAGTTTTAGGAGATTTGCACCCCCGGTTGCAGTTTCATTACAACCGGAGGTTATTGTTCGTACCACAAGGTACGATTCGCCTTAGCGAGTGAAAGCTGACAAAGATGTACTTACTTGAGCAGTATTGTTCAACTTTGCCAGTAGCTCTCTCACCGCTTGATCAGCGAGAAATCCCATCTTGATGCCATGCTTGTCGCAAATAGCGCGAAGCTCGGCATGAAGTGTTGCGTCGATTGTGATTACTGTAGTCTTGTGTTTTGTGGTCATTTTTTCTCCGTAAGTTGTTTGATGTATTTGTTCCGATGTCTCGGCGTTAAACCGATGATGTAGCTGAGAGTCTCGACCGCATTGACCGAGTGAATGAGTTGCCAATGTCCCCTTGCTGCGTCGAGTTCTTTCGCTCTTTCCATGTCCACAACTAGCACTTCGCCGGCTATGGTGTGTCGGTAGATGAATGCTGGATTCATCGTCCCTCCAGCCATTTCTCCAAGTCGTGAAGTTCATCGACTTTGGCTTCGAGTTGTTTGATTCGGTCGTTGAGTCGATTGAGTTCTCGCACGATGCCCAGTGGGCGAGTATCGAACAGTGTTTTTCCGGTTGGTGTTTGAATCAGGAAACCTTTGTTAGGGGGAGCGATTATGATTGGGTCGAGTTTGTAGCGGCTCACGGCTTGGCATCCTTGGCTTTGTTCCATCGTTTCACCAATCCTGTTCCATCCATTCCTAGAGCTTTTGCGTGTGAAACCATCGCATCCCCCGCTTCCTCCAACCGCTTGATGCGCTGCTTCTGTTCCTCGCATCCTTCGTAGAGTTGAGATACTTTGGAAGTCAGTCGCTCAATCTCAGCATTGGCCGCGTTGAGTTCGCGTTCGAGTTGAGCCGCGAAGTCAGCATCGATAGTCACAATACCATCCAATGGACCATGCTGTCTGTTGACCTCTGCTTCCGTTCTTGGTGTATCGCTGACCATTTTGTTGGTGTCACCGATATGGTTACTCACGGCTTGGCCTCCTTAGATTTGTTCCATTTACGCTGTGCAATTAGCAGTTTCTCAAATCCATTAGGATCTTCTCCTGCCTCTGAGATTACGGATGCGTATTCAAGCTTGTCCCCCGCATCCTCCAGCCGCTTGATGCGTTCCTTGGACCAGTTTAGTTCGCGGATAAGTAACCCTTGCAGATTTGATCCAAGGAACTGCTCGTTCTCTTCGATTTCACCTTCGTACATTTCCTCCAACTGCTTGATGCGCTCGTTGGCAGCGTTGAGTTCGCGTTCGAGTTGGTTGATATAATTCAATCGCACCGCTGCTAATCGCTCCATTTCGTTGAGTTTGAGTTCGAGTTGTTTGCCATGTTCTTGCCACATTTGATGGTCTGTAATTTTGAAGTCTCTTCGTGTTCTAATGTAAGCATTTACGGTATCCGTCCTCGGCGTCTCACCGATCATTTTCGTGATGTCAGGAATATTATCACTCACGGCTTGGCCTCCTCTTTCTGCTGGATTGCTTGATGAATGACTTCGAAATGCTTGGCAAAAATTTCGTCCCGAATAGCTAGCGCAATGTCTCGATGCTCTTTCTGAGTACCCTTAGCGCACCGTTGCTCAAAATAATGAATCCATGATCGAATGCTTCCGGTCATGTAAAGCGTGGTCTGAGTGCAAAGCGGAAGAACCATTCGCGCTGTCTCCCGACTAACACCCTGCGAAACAAGTTCTCGATACACATTGTAGGCCAGTGCAACCGATTCAGCGACGATATCCTTGGCCCACTTCTTATCGAACACTCCACCACTCGCCTGACGATTGTTCGCGTCCTGAGTGCGGAGTTCAATCGGTTCCATGCCAGTGGCGTATGCGTAACGCTGGCTGAACTCCTGGAAACAGAACGATTTATGTCGAATGATCTGAGCTGAGATAGCCCTGCTCGTTTGAATCTCAACAGTCATGCTGGCTTGCTCAAACACACTCCAATGACCGTGACGAATGCAGTAGGCCAACAACTTCGGACTGGTCAGCACGTTATGCTGATTTCCAGGATTACTTACTCTAGCGCAGTAGGTGATGAAATCTGCTGCGGACATTTCATTCTCTCCGACAACCGGCTTGGTGATAGCTACAAGTTTGACTCTCATGGATACAATTTGTGTTCTCGTTAGGATTGATCGAGCGTTATCGCGGAATACGCTCCCCTCCGTGATTTGGGTTAGAACGGCTTCTCTTCTTCAGAAACAGTCTGAACCGCAGCCTTCATATTCTTGATCCGATACGCTTTCTTCTTCTCGCCATTGGAGTCGTACTCCTCAGCACGGACAACGATGGTCAACTCAAGACCGATCATCGACTTGAGGAAGTTTGCGTAGCTGCCCTTCACACCGAGGAAATCCACTTCAGTTCCATCCGGCACATTGTGGTTGGTTGCTGCAACCAACTGGTTCACGCGGAACCACACGTTCTCCTGATTGATGAAGCGATCAGCAATGCTCGATCCATCCTCAGTGGTGAACGTCACCTTGCAGACCTCGCGGCCCTTCACGTCGAGGTTCTCCTCAACCTTAGTAACGGTTACGGTGTATTCGCCTTCAGCGTTGATGTAGTTGCTGCCGGCGTCCTTACGATTAACTTTGAACATATTTGTTAGCGGTTTTGATTGTGTTTTAACTCTCGGATTTATTCAGCACCCATTTCGGGCATGAAAGTGTTTGTGTAGCAGTCGGATAGGCTGGCCAACTGTCCAATGCGCGGCACTCGTGCAGCGTTGAGATTGCTTTGCGACGCAGGTTCTCACCGGCCTGAATCCACTCTGCATCTAGCTTGTAGATTCCAATGGCATACGGAGCTTTACGCTCAACGGCGACAAAGATGAAGATTTTAGCCTCGGTCATCGCCAGATAATGCGCGGCCTGAATGTGATAGCCAAAACTTGTGACAGTCCGGCTAAACCCTTCAGGAGTCGCGTCATCCGTAGTCTTCACATCGACAAGCGTATGATCCTCGACCCACAGATCAGGACGCGCCTTGAGAGAGATGCCAGTCTCAGCATCCTCAGCAAATACGCTCGCCTCAATCTTGTGGGCCAGATGAATGATGTCCCAGAACGGATGGCGACGAACGCTGTTCGCAACACCCTGAACATCAATGTCCTCAGCATGAGTCAGATGAATACGGCTCTTATGCTGCTCCTTCCACGCTTTGCCTTCTTTCGTCCGTCCGTCGATGTCGGGAGGAATCACGGCAACAACCTGGGAATACAAGTGTGGTTCAAGAACAGCAGTGTGAATCGCTGTACCAAGCTGCATAGCTTTCGTCGGTTCCTGATGCTCATCCAGCGCGGCTTTGTAGTGCGCCGGACTCTTGAGGATCTTGGTCATCATGCTTTTGCTCAGCGCATCGACGGCATGATACTTCTCAGCCGGCATGTCGAAATTAATGTGTTGGTTTAGAATGCTCATTCGATTGTCGGGGCTGAGAACGCCTTAGCCTTGATGAGGAAACCATCGGCATCGCTGATGATCATGTTGGCCACCTTGGTCGAGACATCGCGGAAGTTCTGACCTTCCTTGATCAAGTTCTTGCTGATGAGAAACGCATTGGCGATGTCAGAATGTGGCTCAAGAATCTGCTCAAGCTTATCAATCGATGAGAATGCCGATTCCGGCGTCACATTGACCGTCTGGCGCGTCGAAGGCGTCGAGGTTGGTGTTGATGGGGTTGCTGAGAAGTCGGCCACTTCCTCAGGCGTATAACGTCCTTGCGTAATCCGAGGATCAAGCATGCGCGTCGCCTTGCTGATAACCCTCGCTCGCAGCATCTCAGCCGGAAACTTAGCCCAGCCACTTCCTGCCTTTGCGGGGATTAATCCAGCTTGCTTCGCATCTTCTGCGGTGAATGACACTCGAACCTTCTTCACTCCCTTGGTGAAGTCAGCAATCGCAGCCACACCATCGAACTGGATCCAGTCAATGTCCCATCCCGCATTCATCAAACCGGAAAGCATGCTCTCCGATTTCATCGTGATGTTGCCGTTTATCAGATGATTCTCGCGCTTCCATGAAAGCGGAGTCATCCGGCTGGCGATGCACTCCAGAGCGAGGACATATCCCTGCTCAGGCTTCACACACCCAAACATCCCAGAGTGTGCGATCCAGTCGCCCATCGTCTTCACCGCATCCATCGGACTATCGATGCGGTCATAGAAGTCAGGACTGGCCAGATTCAGTGGTGGCGTTGCTGTTGTCGGAACTAGGTTGCTGCTGCTGCTCATTTGTATTCTCGTTGTTCTGCGGTTTTGTTTTTTTGCTCGCGTAAGGATTCACTGCGCCAATCGTCGCTCGACTCTCAAGAATCGCCGCGATGTCTGACTCGGTGAACAAGATCCGTCGGCCAACTCTCCTGTGCTGGATGCCGTCGTTGCGAACGATCCGCCGGAGCGTCTCGGTGCAAATCTGAAGCATCGCCGCTGTCTGCTTGGCCGTAAAAACTTTCATAGAAAACTGCTGCAATCAGGTGATAATCACGGGTGAAAATCCAAAACTCCCGGTCGCGTCACCTCGACGCGCTCTACGCCTGATTGCAGAAAATTGGTCATTGTTGCGGGCGTAGTGTCGCAGTTGTCTGAAGTGGAGTCAAATGATTTTCGAAAACATTTTCAGGTCCATGCTTGAGTGATGAGGGATTCGATGGTGTTTTCCGGTTGCTGTTGCCTGCTTTTCTTTGATTTTGCGGGGGATTTTCCAATCGCTTCAGCCATTCCATCAACCCAGTCAACATCCTTGTTTTCCGGCTCGTTCATTTCTTTGGAGTCGGTGTAAAGGTCGGCCATCTGCTTGTTCAGCCGCTTGATTTCCTTGAGAGCTTTCTTGAGTTCTCCATCCATCGCGATGACTCGACGCTCCAATGCCCGATGCTCGACCAAGATCATCGCATCCTTGGAATCCTCGTGGGATGGAAGCCAATCGCACCCCTTCCACATGCGGTGGACATGATCGAAAACCAGCACCTTCGACTTCGGATGGCGCATCGAATTGAACGCCCGAATCGCCCGGCCTAAATCGCACTGCATGTTCTCCATGATGTGGGCCAAAACCTGCGATCGACTCGGGTCGGCATCGTGGTGCTGCGGCTCCATCAGACGGAACATGCTGCGGTGGGTTGCCCCATTTTCCAGATAACTCATAGGAACTTGTAATGCACTCTTCTACGGAGTTTTGTCAACTTGATTCAAACGAACTCTCAGCTAACCCACTTCTTGCTAATTAAAAGTTAGCATAACTCCCGCTATCTCCCCTATTGGGAGTGAATAACTCCCCATAAATAGGGAGTACAATTCCGCTTGCGCCGACTTGCTTGCACCGCCTCCTGACGGGGCGGACGCAATCGGCTGCGGAATTGAAACCCCTCGAACACCGCTCAATCGACATTCGAGAATGCTGTTTAATGGGTCGGAAACGCCCCGTAGAGCGTTCGGAAGGTGTTTTGCGGCTCTACGGACGGTTTCGCATATGACCGCGCTAGAATCGAATCGATGAAATGACATGGTTTTGGATGCTTAGATTGGCCTACTTCTGGACTGTGAAGAAGTTAGCTGGGAATTTGTAGAAGTTCTCGCATGAGCGTTCGATACGCTAACTCGGCGGTTGCCGGGACAACACCGTTACCGAGGAGTCGCAGTTCATCCGTTCTATTGTCACAGGTGACGCACAGCTCGGCATAGTCCAGCCCACCGGCAATCCCATCAGGGTTTCCACCCAGCGGGGGTTGAGTTTGCCGATCATGCTCCCGTCCTTCTGCCTGTGCGCTCCGGTTGATACGGTGGCTGTCTGCCATTGCTTCTCCACTACATGGACCTGAGTTGTTAGTTGTGTCGCACGTTCCAACGGTCTGCCGCTTGTTGTCGCCGTCATCCCGCAAGCACCGCTCTTGGGAGTCATCCAAAGCCTCCCTTCCTGTGACAACCCTGGGCGGCTCCCATCCGTACTGCTGCTCGCCGGGACGGGAGGGCCATGCACTGC